TGGAGATAGCTGGATGCGGCATCTTGCAAAGCCCCTGCGGGAGCGGAAAAACCCAGATGGGGATAGCCCTTGCTGCGAAACTGCAGCGTAGAACTCTGTGGGTAACACATACAGCAGACCTTTTGAATCAATCCTATGACCGGGCAAGACAGTATTATCCGGAAACTATCCTGGGCAGGATAACGGCAGGCAAGGTACATATAGGTAGTCACATGACATTTGCCACAGTGCAGACACTTAGCAAACTGGACCTGCTGAAATATAAATACACTTGGGATGTGGTGATCGTGGATGAATGCCACAGGGTATCCGGTACGCCGGCAAGCGCGAAGATGTTTTACCGGGTGATCAGCAGTCTGGCAGCAAGATATAAATATGGCCTGAGTGCCACGGTACACCGTGCAGATGGGCTGATAAAGAGCACATTTGCTGTTCTTGGGGAGGTGCAATACCAGGTACCGGATGAGGCAGTGGCCGAAAAAACCATGCAGGTACAGATCCTTCGCAGGGATACAAAGATCAAGATCAACCGTGCGTGTTTGGATACGGATGGAACGCTAGTATATAGTAAACTGATCCCTTACTTGACCGAAAATCTGGAAAGGAACCAGATGATCGTAGGGGACCTGGTGGCAAACCGGGGGCATCACAACCTGATATTGTCTGACCGACTGCAGCACCTGCAGCAGCTGCGCGCCATGCTACCGGCAGAACTCTGGGAGCTGACCGCCATGATCGACGGTAAGATGACAAGCAAGTCGGCAAAGGCCAAAAGGATTCAGGCCATAGAGGATATGCGTTCGGGCAGGATACGGTATCTGTTTGCTTCCTTCGGCTTGGCAAAAGAGGGGCTGGACATCCCGAGGCTTGACCGCTTATATCTTACAACACCGAAAAAGGATTATGCCGTAGTCACGCAAAGTATTGGGAGGATAGCCAGAACGTTTGAAGGAAAAGGACAGCCTGTCTGCTATGACTATGTGGACAATATTGGGTTCTGCGAAAACCAGTGGAAACGGCGTCGTACAAGTTATCGGAAAGCGGGGTGTATCTTATGACAGATGAACTTTTAAAAGAAGTAATGAGACTACAGGGGATCAGGAAGAAAAATGAATCCCAGATACCTGTTGAATTCCTGCAGACGAAATATAAGAAATCCTATGACAGGCTGTGTGCAGAGCTGAAGGAGAAGCAGTGCCAGCTCCGTGCGGAATACATGAAGCGGGTGCGTACCCTGGCGGATATCATGTCAAACAGTGTATATGCGGAGGACCCGAAGGAATTCCTGGATACGATAAAGGAGCAGTATAAAGAGACTATGCTTCCGGATAATTTGGATGTTATCTTCCTGGAAGCATTTGAGGATTATTTGGATATGATTAAAAAAACAAAATAATAAATCTGAGAAAGGAGCCAGCCTCGCGCGAAAAGGTATACCGGGCTCTGAGAAACATGAAAAAAAGAATTTTAGATGCATGTTGTGGAAGCAAGATGTTTTGGTTTGACAAGGATAATAAAGATGTGCTTTTCATGGATTGCAGGGATTTAGAAGATACTCTTTGCGACGGGAGAAGGCTCAATATTAAGCCTGATATTGTTGCAGATTTCCGTTGTATGCCATTTAAGGATAATTCATTTTACATGGTTGTATTTGATCCGCCACATTTGTTGCGGGTCGGAGAAACATCATATATGTACAAGAAGTATGGAAAGCTGTCAAATGATTGGAAGAATGATATACTGAATGGTTTTACAGAATGCATGAGAGTGTTGAAACCAAATGGCACATTGATTTTCAAATGGAATGAGGAACAGGTCAAATTGAATGAAATTTTATCGATCATTCCATTCAAACCTCTTTTTGGAAATCGTCGTTCTAAAACACATTGGATTTGTTTTATGAAGGATGAGGACATACCGGAGGTGCTACCATGACCAAAATGTGCGGCATATGCCGCGAGCCAAAAGAGGAAGAAGCGTTCAGGCTAATGAAAAAGCAGAATCGCCGTAATAGCTACTGCCGTGAGTGTGAGAAGTGGTACATGAGAAACTATATGAGAGCATACAGGGAGAGGATTGGAGGATAGCCTATAAAAGTAGGAGGGCCGGGTCAGCAGGCCCGGCAGTATGAAAAAGAAAAGTCTATATGAAAAAGGTTATCGCCCTTTGTTGAGTATTACTATACCGGGAAAATGTGATGAAACTGTGGTGAAAAGATAAAAGAATTGTGAAAGGAAAATAAAAATGAATGAAAATGAGTTTAATAAAAGAGTAGAAAAGTTTGCGACAGCATTGAGAGACTTATATTTAGATGTAGATGAAAGAGAAGGAACGGAAATGCCCAAAATAGAACTGGAAGAGGAGAACCTTACAGATGACTTTACTGCAATGATTATGGCAGTACATCTCCTATATATTGGAATAACCGGTGATGATACAGACCTTATAGGTTTTACACATATTGCAAACCGTCTGGTGTTCCAGTGGCTATTGGAAAACGGCGAGAAAGAGAAAGGCGAGTCATGAAGTGCAAGAAATGCGGCGGCAAAACGCAGGTAACGGATACAGAGGAGAGCTTAGACGGTTTTGCAGTATTGAGGCGGAGGCAGTGTCAAACCTGCGGATACCGATTTAAAACCATAGAAAATTTCTGGGAGGACATAAGGACGCGGAAAAATGACAGTTTTGGAATACCTAGAAAGGAGAAAGATAGATGATAAAAAACGGATCAGGTTGCCCGGACCCTACATACGAGCAAGCATTGCCCGCAATCAGGCGGGAGGAGAATATAAGGGCGCGAGAAAAGCGGTACGGAGTAAAGCGCGGAGATATTGTGTACATAAAAGTGGAGGTAAAAGACGATGGAAGACGGATTGTCAAGGTAAGCCGCCGGATGCAGGTTGTAAATCTGTATGAGCATCACATTCTCCTCCGGCATAAAACAGGAGCTTGTGAGAGTTATCAGTATAATGATTTCCTTCAGCGATTAGACAGGAGGTAAAGCCCATCTATGACCGAGAAAGAGTTGAAGCAAATAGGTGTGAATAAACGTAGGCTTGTACAGCTAAAGACCAAATACGAGGATTTATGCAGTAAATACGGTATTTCTGCCGTGCAGTCCGATGGGATGCCTCATGGGATGGGTGGGACTCAATCCGGGATGGCAACAGTGGAAGAGAAAGTTGACATAGAACGGATGATATCAGCGCTGCGTAAGGAAAATCGGGAACTGATTGAGAGGGCCTGCGATTATATTAAGACTATCCCGGATGGATACATAAAAGCTGTACTGTCTTACAGGTATATACATTGCTTCGATATCGTGGAGACGGCGGCAGTGGTAGGGCTTTCCATGTGGGAATGTGAGCAGATATGCAAGGTACATTTTAATAATGTGTTCTAGTTGATATATTTGTTATAAAACGATTGACATTCTGTGGGGATTGACTTATAATATGAAGCATAGAAGTATATAAAAAAATGGGTTGGGGCAATGAAAGGAACTTATGGTTGCCAGAGCAGTACGGGGTGGGTTGCGTGACTGCTATATAATGACCGCGGTAAAGTCATTAAACCGTATGTCCCAGGTCTGGGATAACAGCACCGTTACGGCGGTGTATTAGCTTATCTGCCGCCGGATCACCGGAGAGGCAGGGAGTACGACAGCATAATGTGCACTGAGCGCTGTGTAACCTCCGGGATTATCCCCCGGGGTAAGCAATATGTATCATTTAAATATGGAAGTTATTAAGACACTCTATGCCAATTTATTGTAGGGTGTTTTATTTAATTATAAGGTATCATTTTGTAACTCAAAATGCATAAAATAGTATTAGAAAAGATCAAATAAAATTGAAAAGTGGTTGCAATTTCGAAAATCCGTAGTATACTATAAACTATAAGAGGATAAACTAAAAGTAAATAAAGAGCATGATATTTAATATGAATTATAACATTGGTTGACGGTATAGGTTTATTTGTCATGCAATTTTTTTCACTCTCACATGCCAAGGGAGATGGGGTTATGGCGACAAAAAGCATTATTAAGGACGTAAACATTAGAGACAATAAACTTTGTCGTACTTTTGCGTCAGCAATTGAGAACGCTAGCGGAAGGCGAGGCAAGGATGTACAATTGAGCCGAAGCTTCAAAGAAATCTCCGGAGAAAAAATAAGAGAACTATTTGGAGATAAAGCATGATAGCTGGTTTTGTACAAGTAAATTTAGCAGAAATGATAAGCGAAATTGGAGAGGATAGAGTAAAAGCTATTCTCTCTGATTTTTCGTGTCCATTAAATAAGGATGTCGAATTTTATATAAGAGATAAGGCAATTGTATTTGCGAAACAGGGTTGGGCAGCGACGCATCTTGTCTTTGCATCGTATAAGGATACCTTAGTTCTGGTAGGATATTTTACACTGGTAACAAAAGTGATCATGATATACAAAGCAAATATGAGCAAGACATTGCAAAAGAAAATATCAAAATTTTCGCAACCGGATGTCTCCATGAAGCGGTATATCATGTCTGCTCCACTTATTGCCCAGTTAGGTAAAAACTTCAATAAGGGATACGATAAATTGATCACAGGTGATGAGTTGCTGAAGCTTGCCTGTGATAAAGTAAAAAGTATACAAACAGATGTCGGAGGGAAGTTTGTATACTTGGAATGCGAAGACAAGCCTCAATTGATTGATTTTTATACAAGCAATGGATTTGTGAATTTTGGCAAGAGAAATTTGGATAAAGATGAGACTGATGTTATGAGTGGAGGCTATTTAGTCCAAATGCTAAGATATCTAAAAAACTAAATACATAATAAGAGAGCGTCTGGTCAGATAACTGGCTGGGCGCTTTTATTATAGGCATATAGCTCAGAGGTAGAGCGGCAGCCTTATAAAATGGGAGAATATAAGTAATGGATTATGAGACGGTTTAGCGCCGTCTCTTTTTAATGTGCAAAAAGAGGTGAGTCTAATGGCATTAACAGAACGACAGAAAATATTTGCCGATGAATACCTTGTGGATCTGAATGCCACGAGGGCTTACAAAGCAGCTTTTAAGAAATGTTAAGGTTTCGGCCTATATTCAAGAACGCACAGAGGAACGGCAGGAGAGAACAGAAGTAACTCAGGATAGAGTAGTCCGGGAATTGGCAGCCATTGCGTTTGCAAGGGCTACAGACTATGCAGAGGTAGAAGTCGGATGTGTCAGGATTAAGAATACAGACGAACTGACAGACGAACAGGTAAGGGCAATCGCTGGTATCAAAGAAGGCGCTAATGGAATTGAGATAAAACTGAATGATAAAGAGAAGGCTTTAGAGCTACTGGGGAGACATTTGGGCATGTGGAATGACAAGGTCGATATAAAAGTGACACCATCGCAAGAAACGGTGCAAGAATTGGAGCACATATTTGGGACTAAGTTATGAACAGGCCCTAGAACTGGTTAGGGATATCCCTTACAAGATAGGACATATAGTTGGATTTAAGGATTTGACCGAGCTGCATAACGATTGGCTTCGGTCATTTTTGCTGTCCAAGACTGACCAAACGCTCCTTGCCCACCGTGGCTCATATAAAACCACGGATCTCTCTTTATTTCTTGCAATTCACACAGTTGTCTGCCCTAATGAAAATGTTATTTTTTTCAGAAAGACTGACACGGACGTGATAGAAGTCATGACACAGGCCGAAAAAATTTTAAAATCTGACATTATGCAGATGATTGCATATGCGCTGTATGGCTGTTATATTTACCTGTTAAAAGAAACAGGCGCAGAAATCCATACGAACCTTTGTGTATCCGCTAAAGGCGTATCTCAGGTGATCGGGCTGGGTATTGGGACATCTATAACGGGTAAACATGCTGATATTGTGGTGACTGATGATATCGTTAATTTAAAGGATAGAATTAGCCGAGCCGAACGAGAAAAGACAAAAATACAATTCATGGAGCTGCAAAATATCTGTAATCGTGGTGGAAGGTTTATCAATACCGGGACACCTTGGCACAAAGAAGATGCAATTTCCATAATGCCAAACGTAAAACGGTATGATTGCTATTCCACGGGCCTTATTGGCAGGAGCAAACTGGAAAGCTTGCGTCAAAGTATGTCGGACAGCTTATTCGCTGCAAATTATGAGTTAAAACATATAGCCGATAAAGATGCTATGTTCAAGGAACCGAAATTCACAAATGAGGAAAGCCTTATCTATGATGGAATGGCCCACATTGACGCTGGTTACAATGGGAGCGATGGAACTGCATTCACTATTTTCAAGAGGCATAAAGACGGTTCTGTCATTGGTCTTGGGAAGCGCTGGGAGAGGCATGTGGATGACTGTTTGACGCAGATAGCGCAAATCCATGAAAAATTCCGTGCAGGAACCATTTACTGCGAGGACAACGCAGACAAAGGATATCTAAAAAAAGAAATTCGCAGTATGGGGCTGCCTGTAGCCGGGTACCACGAAAGCATGAATAAATTTGTAAAGATATCAACATACCTACGGAAAGAGTGGAAAAACATCATATGGCTAGAAGATACAGATCCAGAATACATAAATGAAGTGCTTGACTATAATGAGTTTGCTGATCATGATGACAGCCCAGACAGTGCAGCCAGCCTTTTAAGGAAGATAAGTACACGTCCAAAATATAAGAAGGTAACAGGAGGTATATAAAATGTTTAAAATACCATCGGGGACGCCAATGACGCCGGAGCTTCTGGGAAAATACATGACGAAGCATAAGCAGGAGATATCTAAACGTTATCAAAAACTTCATGACGCATATGAAAATGATTATGATATACTCCATAACGCTGCTAAGCCTGAATATAAGCCAGATAACCGTATTGCAGTAAACTTTGCGAAATACATTACTGATACCATGAATGGTTTTTTTATTGGAGTACCCATCAAGGAGACACATGATGAGCCAGCAGTGGCGGCGTATTTGGAGTATTTGGATCAGTATAATGACCAGGACGATAATAATGCAGAGTTGGCAAAAACATGTAGCATTTACGGTAGCGGTTATGAAATGTATTATGTGGATGAAATTGGGAATATAGGAATTACATATCTGTCACCTATGCAGGCGTTCATGATCTATGATGATTCTATTTTGGAGAGGCCGTTATATTTTGTCAGGCATTATTTAGATGCTGACAATGTGGAACACGGTAGCTGGTCTGATGGACGAATTGTGCAGCACTTTATTCATAACGGTTCTTACAAATGGGTGGACGAGCCTAAGCTTCACGGATTTGACGGTGTTCCAGCAACAGAATACGTAGAAAATGAAGAACGCATCGGAATATTTGAAGGTGTCCTCCCAATGATAAACGCCTATAATAAAGCATTGTCAGAAAAAGCGAATGATGTTGATTACTTCGCGGATGCTTATATGATTGTGCTGGGAGCAGATATGGACGAAGAAGATATAAAATCTTTACGAGAAAACCGTATTATTAATTTTCCTGGTGATGATACGCCGAATCTTGTAGTTAAGTTCTTGGAAAAACCCAATGGAGATACAACGCAAGAGCATTTGATTGACAGGCTGGAACGCCTTATATACCAGATTTCTATGGTGGCCAATATATCAGACGAAAGCTTTGGGGCAAGTTCAGGTATAGCATTAAAATATAAATTGCAAGCCATGAGTAATCTTGCGAAGACAAAGGAACGAAAGTTTACTTCTGGAATGAACAGGAGATACCGATTGATTTTTAGTAACCCCTTGTCAGATGTGAAAAAAGATGCGTGGGTAGGCATTCGTTATAAATTTACACAAAATATTCCGGCTAATATTCTTGAAGAGAGCCAAATTGCCGGGAATTTATCCGGTGTTACGAGTCGCGAAACACAGCTTTCAGTTCTTTCTGTTGTAGACAGCGCAAAGAACGAAATTGAACGTATAGAGAAGGAACAGGATGCAACAGGGTATAAAACAGATTACCCGACAAATAGGACGGTGGTAGAAGATGGGGTATTGGCAGAAGAGGCAACAGCGATTAAATAGTCAGATGGAGAGAGACGAAGCCAAACTTAAAAAAAGGCTTTCGTCCTTTTATGATTCGGAATATCGGAAATTGGAAAAACAGATTGCTGTATATTATCAACAGTATGGCGAGAACAATGTCATTCAATATCGCACGCTTATGGAATCCCTATCTGATACCGATAAGCGCCTCTTAATAGAGCAGATGGATGAATTTGGAAGGAAATACCCACAGTACAAACATTTGCTCCCTGTAAGAGAGTCCATATATAAACTAAACCGCTTGGAAGGGCTGCAGACATCAATCAGAATACAACAATTGGAAATTGGTGCTGTGAATATTAAACAATTAGATGCTCATTTGCGGACACAAGCCGCAAGAGGGGCAAGTGCCGCAGCGGAAGTTATGGGATTCGGGAAAAAATTTTATGCAGAAAATTCAGAACTGGTTAAAGCCATTGTTAATCAATCATGGACTGCAGGAGCGGATTTTAGCCGGCGCATCTGGAAGAACACGGACAAACTATCAGATTACCTGAATACTGATATTGCACAGGCTTTTGCGCGCGGCGATTCTTATGACCGGATTGCGCGCCAGATGAAGCTGCGTTTTAATAATGTATGCCGCAATGACATGTACCGCCTCATTTACACAGAAGGGACTTATGTTATGGCCGAGGCCAGTATACGGCCATTTGTGGAGGATTTTGAAAAATATAAAATTTCCACCGTAGGGGATGGCAAGGTATGCAGGATATGCCGGGGGGCGGCAAGACAGGTTTGCGATATCAAGGACCGTTCACCCGGAGTGAATTTCCCACCGTTCCACGCCTGGTGCCGGTGCACATTCACTATAGAGGTGGATGACTGGGATAAATGGATGAATGATTATGAAAATAGGCATAAATCTAATACGGAGCGGGCACAGAGTATAAAAGATGCAATGGCACGTCAAAAATAGTAATGGGAGATAAGAACTATGAAAAAATTGTTATTTTTCCATGCTCCTTGGTGTCCGCCATGCCACTTTTATGATGATGTATTTATTATCCCTTTGGAGGATGAAGTGGGAGCAGAGTATATATGCCGTATAAATGCGCAGAACGACCCATTTACGGCCGAAAAATATGGTATTGATAAATTGCCGGCTGTAATAATTTTGGACGGGAAACAGGTGATTATGCGATGCACAGGGGCTATTGACATAGACAGGACCGCAGAATTGTTAAGGAGGTGATAAAGTGCTGAAGCTCATAGCTGTGTCAATTGGAAAGGAAGATGAATAGAAAGGCGGTGGTCCCATTATCTCCCACCAGCAGGGAACGCTGGATGAAAGGATGGATGCGGTTGATTGTTGTTAAAATCAATGAGGAAAGGATTACTATTACAGGGCACGCACAGTATGCGGAGGAAGGAAAAGATATTGTGTGTGCGGCGGTGTCTGTACTAGCGCAGACGCTTATAAGGTCAATTGAATGGCTTACAAAGGATGATATATCCTATTCGTTTAGCGATGGCATAGCGGATATGAGATTCAAGAATCTGTCAGAGGTATCTAAAAAACTGATGGATTCTTTTTTTATTGGTATTTGTATGATTGCGAACCAGTACCCGGAAAATGTAACAATAGGATGATTGCCCAGGCGTGGAAGGCACTAAAAGCTACGGTTTACAGCCAGGCGTGGACGCTATAAGCTACGGAAATAGTCAGGCGTGATGACTTAAAATTACGGAGGTAAGAGATATGAAAAACAAGGAATATTTATTATTGCAGATGTTTGCAGACCCGGCGCCGTCAGAAACTATACCGACAGACCCGGCTCCCGCAGACCCGAAACCTGAAGACAAAAAAGAAGAGACGAAGCCTGAAGCAAAATATACAGATGAAGATCTGAATAAGCTCATCAATAAAAAGTTTGCGGAATGGCAGGAAAAGAAAGAGAAAGAGCTTACAGAGGCGAAGAAACTCGCGGAGATGAATGCGCAGGAACGTGCGGAACATGAGCGGGACGAAATGAAAAGACAGCTTGAGACTTTGATGAAACAACAGAGCCTTACAGAAATGACCAAGACAGCTAGGACAATGCTCGCAGACAAAGAAATCAATGTGAGTGATGATTTGTTATCTATGCTTGTATCAGAGGACGCGGATAAAACAAAGTCTACGATAGATTCTTTTGTGGGACTTTTTCAAGCGGCAGTAAAAAGAGCTGTGGCAAATGCACTGAAAGGAAATATCCCTAAGACCGGTGCACCCTCTGGAGTGACAAAGGAACAGATAATGGCTGTTAAAGACCGGTCTGAAAGACAAAGGCTCATTAGAGAGAACATGGAATTATTTAAGTGATGGAGGTAGAAAATGAAAAATAAAGAGTATTTGAGGTTACAATTGTTTGCAGCGCCAGAAAATACGATTACGACTACAGACTTAGAACCAGCAATATCCGTAGATTTTGCCAGTAGGTTAAGCACCAATATAACAGAGTTGCAGAACCTTCTTGGAATTGTAGACCTTGATGCAATGAGCGAAGGCACTACTATTAAAATGTACAAGATGACACGGGTTAATACACCGGCACAGGTTGCGGAAGGTGAAGAGATTGCACTTACTAAAATCCAGCAGAAGTTAGCAAAAACTCTCGAACTTACATTAAAGAAATTCAGAAAACAGACCACAGCGGAGGCTA